TTTAGAAATATATTCTTCTTCCTTGTTTGTGAACCTGCGACCAAAGACTTTCCTAACTCTTGAATTGATATGCGAAACTTTCCTGTACTGACTGATCGGTAGGAACTCGCCAAGAACACGATAGAAATGTTGTTTCCATTGTAGAGCAACACTACTCCATGAACATATGTGTTTAATTTGATTACACGCATACATTTTTTGTTGGTGTAAGTATTTGTTATGGTATGCTTCTATGGTAAGTCGAGCAAATGCTTGAATTTGATCTTCCTCATTCAACCAAGGCAATGACCAATTTTTCTCAACAGGATAATTTATTTTCCAACAAGCAATATCAATCGCTGTTTCTTCAAGTGCACCAAAATTACAGGTTATCAACGGTGTGTTATATGCGAGTGCCTCTAGAGTAGAAATACCAAAAGTTTCTGGGAAGGCAGCAGGATATATCATATAAGATGCATCACACATTATATCAGCAATTTCTTTTTGAGATATAATTCCAGTAAACTCTATGTCTCTCTCAGCATGAATTGGATCGTCTACCATAGCACGCCAATCTTGCTCTTGCTGGTCTGGTCCATGATCACTCCTGAACCTGTAGAAACCACCGATCACTTTTAGTTTTGCTTCTGGAATATTTTGCTTCACTATCGGCCAGACTCTAAGAACAAGAGGCATCATTCCTTTTGTTAATGAAGCATTGTAGACAAATAGATTCGGATCTTTCTTAGATACATCAACCCAATCATGGTAAACTGTGATACCATTTCGAGTCTGAAATATATGATCTTTCAGCACGTCATAATTTCTGCGTTTGCCATGATCGCAGTTCGTCACATATGAAGTGTGCCAATCCGACAGAGTAAAGATTTCATTGATTCTTCCTTCTAATATAAAATCCTCAATTAAATCATCACCGTCACAGAACGTGTCGTGCATCCACAATATTTTATGCTTGGATGCTTGAGAAACTTTTTCTAGATTCGGTAAACCTTCTGCCCACTTAAACCTTTGTTTAAATTCATCAGGAGCGAAAGATACAACTGAGCGAGATCCGATAAAAATATCAAATGAATCATAGTTTACTATATTGTACAGAGGTTCAAACAAAACACCATTGTATTCTCCTGGTTTCGAATCATCGCTGTAACAATCATTAAATACAGTGACATCAAACCCCAACGATGCAAGTTCTCGTGACACTAGAATAACAGCAGACTCAGAACCACCAAGTCCTCTCTTATTCAGAGTAGAACCGTCATAGCATAAACCTAGAGTATCAACAATGGCAATTTTTATCATACAATAAGACCAGAAGTTTGTTCAATCCATCCTTTCGCTATTTCATCATTAGTTTTACAGATAGTGACAACTGTGCTCATACTGATCATCGCCTCACTAGGATTACTCTCTCCTGAAACGCAAATACCTGGAGCAAATCCAACGCCATCATTTGTTCTCATGAACAGTCTAGGGTTTTTCAGACTGACATAATCTCCCGTGACGTTTTTGACTCTTCCAACAATCTCACCCATAACTGTAACAACAGTAACAACTTCACCTTTAAATTCTTTCATTTATATTCTCCGATTGGTCCATATATTTTTGAAATAACTTTAGCACATTCTCTAGCAATTGCCATATGCTCTTTCTGTGTGCCATTCTCTCTTCTCAATTGTATATAATGGATCCAACTTCTTAATGTTCCATTCATATATAATCTGCTTTTTGTATTCCCTTCTGGCAATACACATCTTGCTTGTTCTTTGGCAATACCATTTTCGATAGCCCATTCATATGCTTGTTTAGCTTCTGAAATAACACGAGATTGCCAGTCTTGCCATTGTTCCTTTAGTTCTTCATTATCTGTATCCACAGAGTTTTGACGATTCTTATCATCTTGAAGTCTGGCTTCACGTATCACAAACTGATCACCGAACTCTGCTGGATTCGCATATCTCTGACTAAACTCTTGAAACGAGAAAGATCTGTGCCTCAATATTTGTCTAGCAATATCTCGTGTGGTTTCTATTTCTAAACATACAGAAACCATCTCAAAAATTGACCAGTGCTTGTGTTTCATACAATAGCGTAAGAGCCTTTCAGACGTTTGGGTGTTGTATTGATTTGCAGGATTGGAAACTCTAGCACAATACGCAATGATATCCTGGGCATTAGACAATCCTTCTTTTAAAAATTCTTCAGATGGTTTGCTGTAACTTATAAGTTTTACTTCCATTTCATTCCTCTCATCCATTCTCCTTCAGGTTTATGTTTACTTCTTTTATGGTTTCCTTCTTTGTCAGTCCACCAAAAAGTATCTTTTGTATATTTACTTCCATGATTATCTGAATCAGTATTTAAAAACCCTGCTTTATTTTTAGCAGATTGCAATCCACCTTTTCTAGCATTTTCTATTAAATTATCAATTCCTAAAAACGCTGGAAGATTCTTTTCTCTTCTTTCTTGAATTGTTTTTTTAGATATTAAAGACCTTTCTTCCTTTGAAATCTTTTGAAAATTGTGTGTGCCTTTTTCAATTCTTTCTTTTTGAGCAAGTGATGCATATTCAGAAATATTTCTTTTATTATCCATTCTTGCTAAAATAGCTTGAACAGCACCCCAATCATTCTGTTCTTTATGAATTTTTAGATGTTCTTCTATAGTTACACACAGTAAATTTTCAATGTTATTGTTTTTGTTGTTTCCATCTATATGATGTATTTCGCAACCATCGGGAATTTTAGTATCATAATATTTTTCCCATATTTTTCTGTATGACATAAGACTGGACTCCATTTGAAAGTTTCATTCTTATATATACAAAAAATGATTGAAAAATAAAAAAATTATGCAATTGTCAACCAATTTTTATAGCGACCAATGCGCATTCTTCATCAAATATTTCAGAAGTCTTGCATTTGTTTCGGTATTGTTTTGATTAGATGGATTACTCACACGGGCACAATATGCAACTAAATTCTCTATGTCTTTATCTGCTTGATTGTTGGAAATCAACCCGTGTGATATATCCGATTTGGAATAACTCACTAGTCTAATCTTCATCTTCATCATCCGTATCTTTTATATCAAAGTCAGATATAATACCCATCTGAACTAATATTGTAAAAACTGTTCTAATGCTATATCTAGAACCAAAGAAAAATCCCATTGAATAGGCAACATATATGCAAAATGTCGCCAGTATTGTATGTTGAAATCCACTCACATCACGAACCCCTCTGTTTTTATCCTTTTACCAGTATTAGATTGATCAAAGACAGGAGAATCGTCAACCAATTCCGTTGCTTTATCTTGCAATACATCATATAGTTTCATCTTAGAGCGATCGATACCTATAACAAATCTCTTATTACTATTTAAATCGCTGTATCTATTCTTCAGTTGTTTTATCATCAGTTGATTGACCTGAGACAATTCATCATTAGATATGACAGCAAACATAAAATCTGCTGTTGCAGGTAATCCAAAGGATTCAGAGGTATCCTCCAAACCTGGGTCGCTATTCGAGAAACCAGATCTTGTTGTTTGTGTAGCAGAAACAACGGGGATATTAAACTCAACAGACAGACCTCTGAGTTCCTCTGCGATTGCTTTGACATAAGAGTAAGAATTAATAGCGCCACCCATACCTTTAACTCTAGAGGACGCACATATATTCAAATAGTCTATAAAAACAATGTCGGGAACAAATTTCTTTTTCAGTTTTAATTCATTAAGCAATGCTCTAAAATGCCCACTATGTGCCTGACCAGTTGGATATTCTTTGATGATGAGTTTACCAGAAGTGCTCTTGGATATTTTAGCAACTTTATCAGAGAATATTTTCTTGGAAAGATTTTGTATTTGATCAATGGGAATATCTAACAGGTTTGCGTCAATTCTTTCTGCGATCCTTTCCTCGGCCATCTCCATTGTGAGATACAAACAGTTTTTACCTTGGGCAAGAACATTACCCGCCATATGACACATGAATAAACTTTTACCGACACCTGTACCTGCCAGGATAATATTCAATGATTTTCTCGGCAATCCATTTTTTGTTATTTGATTAAATAGATCAAGGTCAAACGGAATCCTCTCTTCAACTCTATGATAGAAATCGTATCTAGATTCTACATTCTCTAAATAATCATGCCCGATATTACTGTCAAACGTAACGGACAGTGCTTTTGATAAAATATCCGGAAGAGCATCTTTAGCAAGAGTTGGGTGTTTGCCGTCAATGATCGAAATACTTTCCATGACGGCATTAAATAGAGCACGATCTTGACACCACTTTTCTGTTTCATCCATCATCCAAGATAAATCAGAATCTGGTTTCTGAAACAGAGTCGGTAAAAGTTCGTATGCTTCTTTATTAATTTCCTCTTGTAGAGTAGTGTCGTTGAGCAAAACTTTAAAAGTTTCTGGAGTTGGAGATTTATTATACTTTGTGACATATCTCACAAAGATTTTAAACAACTCTTTATGCGCTCCGGTGAAATAACCAACATCAATAAAAGGAACAACTTTTCTCATGAATTCTTCGTTAGTGAAGAATCCTCTCAAAATCACATCTTGTATATTTGTCATATATCCTTCTTACTGCGGCATATCAATAAAAGTAACATTACCTTGTTGAGCACTTTTAAAAACAAAATCTTGCAGAACTAGACTGGCGAGTCTACGAATATTCGGATCGTTCTCCTTCGACAATCCTAGGATCGGACTTGAGTCGAACATTATCTCTTTCGTTTTCCCGTTTATAACTATATTATAAAAATAAATTACTGTAGGAGAATATTCGTCATAATAGATCGTAACGTCAAATTCTTGTTCTCCTCTCGGAGAAGGATGAACAACATAGTGTTCATTTTCTATTGCACGGTCTATGTCAATCGAATGTTCATCAGTCGTCAGCATTTTCTTCTACCTCGAATACTTCCATAGAACTACCTCTCTCTACGCTGTATATTTTCTCTACTTGGGTTTTAAAGTCCGTCTCTTCAAATATAGATTCCCAAAATTTAGGATCCATAGTATCCTTCTCTCTTAAC